AACTATCTGAAACTTTTGAAGTTCTGCCATTTTCACCAACGATAAAGAATTTGGATTTATTCACCCTCAGCGGTCTGTTCTAAACCCACGCGCCACCACTTAATAAAACACACTAAAGGAGAACAACTCAATGAAAAAAGCTCTCATCGCAACTGTCGCAACTCTCGCCATTGGATCGTCAGGGGCGGGATATTATTTACTTTCCTACGCTCCCCCTCCAGCAGCCGTAAGCAGATTTGAAAAAGCAGCGGGAGTGCTCGACGATGAAAACAAGGAGATTGAAAAGCTGGTGTCAGACGCCGAAAAGCTGGTAAAAGAAAATGCTGAACCATTGGAAGCAGCCACTTTAGAGGAGTTAAAGACAACCCTAGCCGATACAAAAAAAGCGATTCGAAAAGTTCCGAAAATGGGAAGTGATACTTCAGATATTGAAAAACAAGTTGAAGAACTAGCCCAGCCTGTAGACTACTCAAATACTCAGAAAGAACTGGCCGACAAGATGACCGACTATCAAAAGAGTGTGACCCAGCTTAAGCAGATCACCAACCCATCAAGGGAGTTTGTAGAAACACGGCTAAAAGAAATTGATACAATTACAGGCGTTCAATCAGTAACAGAAGCTAATGACCCTAACGGAAACTTGAACAAGCAGGGCGGCTATACTGCTTCATTCTATTTTTCTGATAGTCAAGTCACGGAAGCAGTGGACGGCTCGGATATTGAAGACACGGGCTGCGAGGCGTTGGAATTTAACCTCACCGCCGTTTTGTATGGCGACGACTACGAGGCGCGGCTGCAACGCCTGCTCAAGGTGCTGCGCGAACACGGCAGCGGCGAGCTGGTGCACCCGATTTACGGCAGCGTGCCGGACACGGCGGTGGCCGATTTCGAGGTGCGGCACAGCGAAGACAGCCCGGACTATGCCGAAATCAATATCAGCTTCAAACAGAGCGTGGCCGCCGCGCCGTTTTTCGGGCGCGAGCTGGCACTGGCTTTGGCCGACGAGGTGGATTGGATAGCCGACTTGGCCGCGTTTCAGGGTTTCGCCGTACTGGAAAAGGGATTGGGCAAAATCCGCAACCTACAGCACCGCTGGAACAATTTTCACGCGGCTGTGCTCAATGTGGTGGGGCGGCTGTACGGCCAAGTGAACGGGGTATTTTCAGGCAGCCTGAACCTGCTCAACAGCCCGCGCGTGCTGCTCACCGAACTCAAAGGCGTGTTTGGCGCGCTGGCCGGAATGCACCGCACGGCACAAAGCAGCCTGTCCGGCTGGCGCGATTTGGCCGGCGGCACCAAAACGGCCGCCGCCGTGCCGTGGCAATATCGGCAGGGCTTGGATAACGGCGCCACGCCCGCCCGCTCGCAGGCCGCCTTGCCGGATGTGGCCGCGCTCACGGCAGCGATTGCCATTGTGGGCAGCACCGCGCTGGCCAAAGAGCTGGCGGATATTTTCGCCGCCGAACAAGACGAGCCCGAACTTACGCCGGCGGAAATCAGCCGCCTGCTGGCCGATGTGCGCGCCCAGCTCAACAGCGCTTTGGCCGCCAACCGCTTGGCGGTGATGATGCTCTCCGCTAGCGCCGAGCAGGCCGAACAGTTGGCCGCCTTGCTGCTCTCGCTGTATCAGGACAACCCGCCCGACCCCGAGCAGCTCTACCGCCAACTGGAACAGCGCCGCCTGTTGCCGCAGCAGCCTTATTTGGAGGGCAGCGCCGAATTGGCCGACAGCGTGCGCACGTTGGCGCATACCCTGCAAAAGCAGGCACAGGCCTTGATTAACCTGCGCCCGCCCTTGGTGCAAAAGGTGGTGCCGACCGACAGCAGCCTGCACCTGCTGGCTTTTTTATGGTACGGCGACCACAGCCGCCAAGCCGAGCTGCTGCGCCTCAATCCGAGTATCAGCCATCCCAACTTTATCACCCGCGGAACCGTATTAAATGCCTACGCCCAATAACACCGTAAGCCTCTTGATTGCAGGCAAAACCCACAGCCAGTGGACAGACTACGACATCGACAGCGACCTCCTCACCCCGGCCGATGATTTTCAGGTAACCCTCGGGCGGCCGGTGGACGCCAAACCGGATGCAGTACAGCCGGGCGATACGGTGGAAGTGCGGGTGGGTGAGGATACCGTATTGAGCGGGCGCATCGACCGCGTGAGCACCACCACCGCCAAAGGGCAAAAAACGCTCACTATTTCCGGCCGCGACGATGCCGGCATCCTGTTGGATTGCTCCTGCCCAATTTTTAACGCGCAGGATATGGATTTAAAGCAGATTATCGACACCATCGTCAAACCCTTGGGCATCAGCAAAATTCGCATCGATGCGGCGCAAACCGCGCGCACCAACAAAGTGCAGATCGAGCCGGGCAGCCGCGCTTGGGATGCCTTGGCGCAGTATGCCGAGGCCAACGGGCTGTGGCCGTGGCTGGAGCCGGACGGCACGCTGGTGATCGGCGGGCCCGACTACACCACCAAGCCGGTGGCCGATTTGATTGTGCGCGTATCCGGGCAGGGCAACAACGTGGAGCAGTTGCAGGTGGAGCGCGATTTTTCGCAGCGCTTCAGCGAGATTACCGTGCTGGGGCAGAGCCACAGCGGCAAGCACAACCTGCGCGCCACGGTAAAAGACGACACGGTCAAGGTGCACCGCCCACTGATTATCGTGGAGGCGGATGTGGACAACCAAGCCGCCGCCGAGCGCAAGGCGAAAAAACGGCTGGGCGACAGCAAATTGGACGGCCTTACCATCACCGCCACCGTGCAGGGCCACCGCAACGACGACGGCGTGCTGTGGCAGCCCGGCCAGCGCCTGCAAGTATTGAGCGAGCCGGACGGGCTGGACGGTATCTATTTCCTGATGGCGCGCAAATTTGTGGGCGGGCGCGGCAAGCCCACGCAAACCATCCTCACCCTCAAAGAGGATAAGGCGTGGATACCCGAGGCCAAACCGCCGAAAAACAACAAAGGCCAAGGCGGCAAAGGCCGCCGCAGGGGCAGTCGCAAACGCCGCAGCGGTGAACGGAAAGGCCGTCAGGCACGGGAATTACAGGTTATTTAAGGACAATAAATGGACGCTAAACAAGTAGACGGCCGCATCAAGCGGATGCTGGGCGGCATCCGGCAGGCATTCCGCGGCAAAATCGCCCGCACCGATGCCGGAGGCGGTGTGCAGCGTACACAGATTGAGGGGCTGGACGGCGAAACGGTGCAGGCGCTGGAACACGCCGAGCAGTTTGGTTTCACCGGCCATCCGCCTGCTGGCTCTGATTGCATCGTGCTACCGCTGGGCGGCCAGACCAGCCACGGCATCGTCGTCAATACCTGCAACGGTGCCTACCGCATCACCAACCTGCAAGAGGGCGAGACTGCGGTGTACAACGCCGACGGTGCCAAAATTGTGCTGAAAAAAGGCCGCATCATCGATATCGATTGCCAAGTGCTCAACATCAAAGCACCCGGCGGGGTCAATATCGACGCACCCAATGTGGATTGCAGCGAGCAGATTACCGCCGCCGGGCAAATCAACGGCAACGGCGGCATGGCGGTTAAAGGCGGCAGCGGCGCCAGCTTCGAGGGCGATGTACGCCAAACCGGCGGCAGCTACACCACCGACGGCGACGTGGTGGCCTCGGGTAAATCACTGGTAGCGCATACCCACCCCGGCGACAGCGGCGGTACCACCGGCGCCCCTATTTAGGCTACCCTCTGAAGCCACTCAAGCAGTTTCCCCGGCGTCCATAACCCATAATGCGGTTATGGACGCTTTACTTAACCCTGCCACCGGCGACTACCTGCTCAACCAATCCGCGCAAGGCATCGAAAACGAAGTCTATGTGCGGCTGGTTACCCCGCTGGGCAGCTACTGGGCCGAACCTGCACTGGGCAGCCGCCTGCACGAATTGCGCCGCATGAAAGACCTGCCGCGCATCGCCGTGCTGGCCAAGCAGTATGCCGAGCAGGCCCTGCAGCCGATTTTGGATACCCGCCGCGCCCGCCACATCAATGTGGCCACCTCTTTGGCACGGCGCGGCTGGCTGCGGCTGGATATTGACGGGGAAGACATGAGCGGCCGGAATCTATCCTTAATCCATGAGGTGCGGCTGGCATGAAAACCAAAAACTTTGAGCAATTGCGCAGCGACTACCTGCGTGATTTGAGCAACCAACAGCCTGCTGCCCACACCCATCCCGGCAGCGACAATTACGCCCGCGCCACCGCTTTGGCCGCACTGGCCGAGGGGCAATACCAGCATCAAGAGTGGATTTTGCGGCAGGTGTTTGCCGATACGGCGGACACCGCCTATTTGGAGCGCCATTGCGCCATGTACCGCATTTGGCGCAAAGCGGCTGCCGCAGCGGCGGGCAGCATCCGCATCAGCGGCGCGCCCAATACCGTTCTGCCTGCCGGGCTGGTGGCCCAAGTGGGCGACATTGCCTACCAAACCACTGCTGCCGGCCAAACCGACGGCAGCGGGCAGGCTGTGTTGGCCTGCCATTGCCTGAGCACCGGCGCCACCGGTAATCAGCCTGACAACACTCCGGCCAAACTGCAAAGCCCGCCTGCCGGCATTGAGGCAGATGCCGTGCTCACCAGCATGGTGGGCGGCACCGATATCGAGAGTGATACCGCGCTGTTAGACAGGCTGCTGTCGCGCTTACGCCAACCGCCCGCCGGCGGCAATGCCTACGACTATTACCGCTGGGCAATGGACGTACCGGGAGTGGAGGCGGCCTTTGTGTACCCGCTGCGCCGCGGCTTGGGCACGGTGGACGTGGCCATCCTCACCGCTTCCGGCCTGCCGTCACCCGATGTGGTGCGTGCCGTACAGCAGTATATCGACGAACGCCGCCCGGTCACCGCCAAAAACGTGCAGGTGATGGCGCCGCAGCGTGTGCCGCTCAATATATCGGTGCGCGTATCGCTGGCCGACGGCTACACCCTGTCTGCGGTTAAGGATGCCGCCGCCCGCGCTTTGTCGGCTTATTTTGCAACCATCAAGCCGGGCGACACCGTCTATAAAAGCCATATCGAGGCACTGATTAGCGACACCCCGGGCGTGCGCGACCGCGTTTTGGTCAGCCCGTCTGCCAACCAAAACGCCACCATCACCCCGCACATCCAATGGCTGGCATTAGGCACGTTTGAGATGACCCTGTTATGACCTACGCCGACCTGCTCCCCCTCTACTATCCGCCCGTCAGCTACGACGTGCGCGCCACGCAGCAGGCCGCCGAGCGGCAGGCGGGGGCCGGCCCAATTCCCCGCGGGGCAAACC